AGGGCAAACAAGAGGCAGCATCTGCAAAGATCAGCAAGCTTCGTAAAGAAGGTATGCCACAGAAGCAGGCAGTAGCTGTCGGTCTATCGATGACTGGTATGTCTAAGAAGAAGAAAGCTAAGAAAGTTGGTACTTCTCGTGGTTACTAAGCCCGGCCTCTATGCCAACATCAATGCAAAGCGTAAACGGATAGCGGCGGGATCTGGCGAGAAGATGCGTAAGGTAGGTTCTAAAGGCGCACCCACTGCTAAGGCATTTAAACAAGCTAAGAAGACTGCGAAGAAATAATGGTAAAGAAAGTATATCAGAACCCAGAAGGTGGCTTAAACGCCAAAGGCAGGGCATACTTCAAGAACAAGGAGGGCGCTAACCTGAAGCCTCCAGTGTCCTCTAAAGAGGCTGCTAAGTCTCCTAAGAAGGCTGCTCGTAGGAAGTCTTTCTGTGCTCGTATGAGTGGTGTACCGGGACCCATGAAGGACGAGAAGGGAAGACCTACTCGCAAGGCGCTAGCACTAAAGAAATGGGATTGCTAAATGGCTAGGAAAACTTACTTACAACTTGTTAATGATGTACTGATCCGCTTGCGTGAGCCAGAGGTCACATCAGTTACTGACAATACTTACTCAAAGCTTATTGGAAGGTACGTCCAAGATGCACAGAGACAGGTAGAAGATGCTTATAACTGGAATGCTCTTACTAACACGCTTACTATGAACACAGTCGTTAACCTATTTAACGGTGTATTAGTAGGTTCTGGTACACGGTTTAGGGTATTAAGCATTATTAACGACACAAGCAACTGGTTCTTAACTTATAAGTCCAGCACTGAGATGGATGATTTATTCTTAAATCAATCTACTCAGGTAGGTCCTCCTCTGTACTATAACTTTAATGGTGTAGACACTGCTGGAGATACTCAAGTAGACTTGTATCCTATTCCAGATGCTACTTATGTTATTCGGTTTAACATCATCCAGCCACAAGATCCACTACAGTTTGACTCAGATGAGATCTTAGTTCCTGCTGAGCCTGTTATCTTCTTAGCCTATGCTAAGGCTCTTGCAGAGCGTGGAGAAGATGGTGGTATGTCTAGCTCAGAAGCTTATGCATTATACCAGACTTCTTTAGCAGATCATATCTCGACAGAAGGCAATCGTTATCCTGACGAACTTAACTGGAATGCAGCCTAATGGCCCAACAACAACAAGCAGCTTCGATAGCGGCTCCGGGGTTCTTTGGACTAAACCTCCAAGAGTCCAGTATTGCTTTATCTAGTGGCTTTGCATTAGAGGCTTTTAACTGTATTATAGACAGGTCTGGTAGGATTGGTGCTCGTAGGGGCTGGGTTCCTGTCAATTCATCTAATGTAGACTTAGGAAGTAACAATGTAGAGTTTATGTTTGAGATGACTGATGCAGCATCAAATCAGTTTATTAGCGCTGGTAACAATAAACTGTTTACTGGCACTACAACACTAACTCAGAAAACTGTTAGAACACAGGCAAACACTGCTGACGTAGCCTATACCATTACAGGCAACAACTGGCAAGGGGCAGCAATGCCTTTCGGTGACGGGGCTGATGCTATTTCCCATGCATACTTTGTTCAAGCAGCGCATCCTGTCCTTGTTTATCATAACCTTCCAACTCCCGGAACAGGAGCTACCTTTTCTGTAACTACTGTGAGTAGTGGTGCTATCACTGCAGTCTCTGTAACTGCTGCTGGCTCTGGCTACAATGTAGGTGACGTACTTACTATGGTAGGCGGTTCAGGCTCTGGTGCGAAACTAACTGTAGCAACCCTAAGTGGGACTGGTATAGCAACAGTAACTATTTCTACCCCCGGAACAGGGTACACTGCTGGTAATTCCTTGACCAGCACAGTAACCACAATAGCCAATCCTCACTCACATACTGGTTCCTTTGGCTTTCAGCAGTTAGGTGATGTTGGCACATTACCAACAGGCTACTCTATAGCAGACTTTAAACCTAATTGCGCTTTAGCTGCCTATGGTCGTATCTGGATGGCAGACATTGCTGGTGACAGGCAAACTGTATATTTTAGCAGGCTCTTAGATGGATCTGACTTCCAAGGCGGTGACTCAGGGTCTTTGTCGATTAATGCTATCTTTCCTAATAACGATCAGATTATAGGCTTAGCTGCTCATAATGGATTCTTGATTGTATTTGGTAGGAACAACATAGCTATCTATGCTAATCCTGTTGATGTAACCCAGCTTGTTTTAGCCGACTACATTCCTAACGTGGGGTGTATCGCTAGGGACTCCATCCAGAATACTGGTACAGATATTATCTTCTTGTCTGACTCTGGTGTGCGTAGTCTCCAGCGTGTGATTCAAGAAAAGTCTTTGCCTTTACGAGACATCTCTAAGAATGTACGGGATGATTTGATTACTAATGTTAGCTCTGAGTCAGCCTCTCAGATCAAGTCTATTTATTATGACAGGGATGCCTTCTATTTACTGTCCCTTCCCACAACTAAGTATGTCTATTGTTTTGACATGAGAACACCGCTACAGGACGGGTCCGCTAGAACCACTATCTGGACAAACATTGAGCCTGCCTCTTTCTGTGTTAATGCGTCTAAAGAGCTATTACTTGGCAAGACTGGGTATATAGCCAAATACTTTGGTCACCTAGACAATACGGCTACCTATCGGTTTAAGTACTTTACTAACTACTTTGATTTTGATAGTCCTACTAAGGAAAAGATCCTAAAGCAAATAGGAATGGTTCTCATTGGGGGATCTAACCAAGATATTGCTATCAAGTGGGGCTTTAATTATAACGAAAATTACTCTGCAGTAACGAAAAAGCTTGACACAGCGGTTGCTTACGAGTATAATGATAGTACGCTTCCACAACTATCAGAGTACAACATTGCTGAGTATTCTGATGGAATTGTACTGGACAAGTTTAAGGCTCATGTGGGCGGTAAAGGTCCAATTATGCAGGTAGGTTTAGAAGCAGAAATTAATGGTAATCCGTTATCAATTCAGAGGATTGACATCTATATTAAACAAGGAAAAACAGTATGAGTAATTATACAAAAGCAACTAACTTTGCCGCTAAAGACACACTACCTCCAAACAATTCTGGTAAGATTATTAAAGGCACTGAGATTGACGTAGAGTTAACCGCAATTGCTTCTGCTGTTAATTCTAAAGCAGACGTAGCAAGTCCTACCTTTTCAGGTACGCCTACTGCACCTACGGCATCTACTGTTACAAACAGCACACAACTTGCTACTACAGCCTTTGTAAAAAATGTTATTACTGATGCTTTACCCACTGGCATGATTATGCTTTGGTCTGGTTCTCAGGCAACCATTCCTTCTGGGTGGCTTCTGTGTGATGGTACTGGCGGTACTCCTGACTTGCGTGGTAGGTTTATTATTGGTGCTGGTTCGCTTGCTGCAAGTGCTACAGGAACTGCTGGTGCAAAGGTAACTGGTTCTATTTCTGGTACTACGCTTACAGTATCTAGCACGACTGGTGGATCAAACTTCGGAACTCTAGCTGTAAATGATACTCTTAGCCACGCCTCTATAGTTCAAGCAACTACAATTACAGGACTTGGTACTGGAACAGGAGGAACAGGAACTTACACCTTAACTTATACAGGCTCTACTTCTTCCTTTACTGGTTCTATTTCTGGTACTACACTGACTGTTACGGCAGTATCTGCAGGAACTCTCATTACAAATCAAGTATTAACAGGTGGCTCTGTTACTGCAAATACAACAATTACAGGTCAGATTACTGGAACCGCAGGTGGCATTGGTACTTACACAGTAAACACTAGCCAGACCCTAGCATCAACCAGTTTGACTGGTACGTTTACTTTAGCAAGTACTACTTTAACTATCAATTCTACAATCCTAACAGTCTCGGCAGTAGCTTCTGGCACACTCTCTGTTGGTCAGTTCTTAACAGGAACTAACATTGATTTTGGTATAAGTATTGCTGCACTGGGTACAGGCACGGGAGGCGTAGGAACATACACTCTAAGTTCTGGAGATTCTTTCATCAGCACGGCTATCTCAGCCTCTGCTGGAACAGTAACTGTAGGTGCTGTTGGTGGATCTAAAGACGCTGTGGCAGTTACGCATAACCATACAGTTTCTGTATCTGGAACTGCCGCAACCACTAACATCACAGGTTTCTTTCATCTTGGTGGTGGTAATCAAGCACCAGACGGAACTGTTTTTAAAACGCAAGTTACTAAAAACGCTTATCCCGGTTTAGATGGTGCGTCTGGTAGTCAGTTTAGACAGAACATGGATGTTTCTCACTCACACACTGTATCTGCCAATGGCACAACCTCAACAGCAGGTCTTTCAGATGGCGTTAATGCTAACCTGCCACCGTACTATGCTCTTTGCTACATTATGAAAAGTTAATGTATAAGTTCCCAGTAGTAAATAGACAAGAATATATAATGTACTTGGAGTTGTTTAGTAACTTATACTGGCTTCATACGGATGTGTTTAAGTGGTCAGCAGAAACAAAGAAACATTATATTAAAGATTTAAACCAGCTTCAATCACTACTCAATGCTCCTTTATATGCAATGATAGACAATGATAAGCTTAGTAAGTTTAGTAAAACGATAGGATTTGAATACTTAAAAAATTTGATAGGAAACGATGGAAATGTTTATCAGATTAATGTTAGGAGTTTATAATGGGTAAGTTGATTGGTGGTGTAACGGATGCTTTAGGCTTAACCGACATCAAAGGAACACAGCAGCGAGGTGAACAAGCCGCTGCTGCTCAAAGAGAAGCTGCTCGTTTAGGCGCTCAAGTAGCTGCCTTTCGTCCTGTTGGAATGACATCACGGTTTGGTACTGGTGCGTTTGATATAACAAATGTTGGAGGAGTTCCTCGTGTTACCGGGGCTAGATACACAGTAGCTCCTGAGTTACAGGCGATTCAAGATCAGATAATGGGCTTGACAGGAGGCGCTGTTACCACTGCTCAAGAAGCTCAGATGGCTGCACAGCCTTTAGGAACGGCTGCTCAACGTCTGTTTAATCTTGGTGGTCAATATATCTCTGAGTCTCCAGAAGCTGCTCGTCAGCGTATCTATAGTCAGCTACAAGAAGCAAGGTTGCCATCACAGCTTCAAGAAGAACAACGATTAAGTGCTGGTGCTTTTGGGCGTGGGCGTGCTGGACTAAACATTGGTGGTATAGGACAGCCTGAACTTTATAGTTTAGCTCGTGCTCGTGAAGCACAACGTGCTCAAGATATTGTTTCAGCAGAACAGCAAGCACAACAACAAGTTCAGTTTGGTGGTGGTCTGTTTGGCTTAGGCGCTCAGCAGCTTGGTCAACAATATGCTATCCCAACACAGGCTCTTGGTCCTTTACAATCCTACCTTGGTACTATTGGAAGTATTGAAGAATTAGGACAACAGCCGTTTAAACTTGGATTACAAGTTGGAGGCGCTGCCCAGTCTGGTGCTAATGTTGGTTCTCAGCTTCTGCAGTCTGGTTTGTCTAGTGCTGCAGCAACTCAGCAACGTGCTGGTGACGCTGCTTCTCAACAGCTTACTAGCTTTATGAATCAAGCACTAGGCGCTGCTGTTGGAGGATTTACTGGTGGCTTTGGTGGGTTTGGCGGCGGTGGCATGGGGCCAACAACAGGGCAAATTTATGGAAGAATGGGTCCACAAGCTGCTCAAGGTTTTGCTTACTGGGGTGGGTCTGATTAATTAGGAGAAGATATGGGAATGTCAGCACAACAAATATTACAGAGTGATCCAGAGTATCTGCGTAGGCAGATGGCTCAGCAGGAGATGCAGCGACTAAACCCTACAGGCAGTGCTGCAGGTGCTATTGGTGCTTTGTTTGGTAGAGGCATCGGTAATATAGCTTCTGGGCGTAGCTTTATGGACACTGGAGATGCTGGTCTTCGTAGAGTTTCTGAGGTTCAAAGCATTATGAGTAGTGTTCCTTTTGATCCTGAGAATCCTGCTGCTTATTATGATGGAGTTGCTGCTGCATTAAAACAGTCTGGTTATGGAGACTTAGCTGTTTTAGCATTGAAAGAATCTACTACTGCCAGAACACAGGCTAAAGAACTATCTCTAAGAGAACGTGGGATTGGTGTTCAAGAGCGTGGTGTTGGCGTTCAAGAAGGAACTCTTCAAGTTTCTAAAGACAAACTACAGAAAGATATAGATGATGCTAAACGTCTAGAGAGATTAACTAACGCACAGATTAAGAAAATTAATGCGGAGATTGCAAACCTTGGTGATGATAGATATAGCTTTAATTTAAGTAAAGATGCCCTTGGTAATCTGGTAGAGATTATTGCAATCAACAAATCTAATCCGTCTGATATGAAACGTATTAAGATTTCTGAGCCAGCTACTTCTGCTGCAGCAGATCCAGCAGCGGCTGCAAGAGCAGAGTTAGATCGCAGGAAAAAAGGTAAGACTAGTACTATGAGTACATCTTCTGTTCCTGAGTTAGACGTTGGAGTTTCTCCTTAATGGCTAAGGTTAATTGGGGTTCATTATCTAACTCTGATTTAGAAGCTATATCAAATAACCAGTGGGGTTCTGTATCTGAGGCTGGTTTAAAGTTAGTATCTAATGAAGAGTATGGGACTGCAGAAACTCTAGGCAGAAGCTTCGAGCGTGGAGTAACTTCTACTTTGCGTGGTTTGTCACAACTATTTGGCAACGACTTAGACTTTTATAATCGTGCCTTTGGTTATCAGACAGACCTAGAAAAAGAACAAGAGTTTCGTACCATGATGGATACAAACACCGGGGCTGCAGTGCTTGGTGTTGTAGCTGGTTCTATTGCTGATCCTACTAACTTAGTTCCTATTAGAGCCTACCTATGAGGAAGAGTATGATGACTCAAGGCTAACTAACATTACTATTGGTGGTGTCTTAGGTGCTGGTATTGGTGGTGCTATAGGTAAGTTAGTTAACAAAGGCCAAGCAGTTAAGACTGCTCAGGTTGAAGGCGGCGGTCCTGTAATAAAAACTGCAGATGAAGTATCAGAGACTGCTGAAGAAGCTGCTCCTCCAGTTATCAATCAACAACAGTTTACTAACCTGCTAGATATCCAACGAAGGATTGAAGTAGGTGAGTTAGTTACTCCAGCAGAGCAGAGATTCCTTAGGGACTTTGAAGATCAGTTACCTCCATTAACTGATGATGCTGTACGTGCCTTTGAAATACAATCTCGTATTAACGAAGGTGCTTTGATTACACCAGCAGAGCAGAGGTTCTTGTCAGACTTTAATAAACTTGATAAGCCAATCTTTCAAGTACCTGCCAGCACTGCTAAGTTTGTTAGTAAACAAGATGCTACACAAACACCAATCAATCAAGCATCAGTAACAGATGGTGGAGTTATCTCAGCTCAGAAAGCTATGTCAGAAGTTGAACAGGTAGCTTTTAAGACTGGTGACTACAGAGATTTCTTAAACACCTCTGGCACTCGTATGGCTAGTGTTAGTCCTACTCAGTTTGCTAGGATGATTGATCCATCTAATCCTTATCGTAACAGTAATGTTAACGTGCTAGCTTCTAAGTCAGCAGAGGATGCTGATGTCTTGTCTCAGATAGAAGGAGCACTATCTGGTAGATTTAAGTATGAGAAACAAACTGGTAAGACTTGGTCACAAACATTTGGTGATGAGTTAGTCCCTGAAGACATAGCTGTTGAAGCCTTGATGAATAAAAAGATTCAAGAGATTCTACCTCCAGAGGTAATGTCTCAGACTATTA